CATTCTCTTTCATATTAAGTCTATTTCTGACCACAAAATGTATGAATTAGTAGGGGATAACTGCTATTCCTTGTCTCCAGAGCATGATGGCTTTTTTCACCCTTTGCCTGATGATGGTTGGAAAACGAATTGGAACATCACAGCAAGCCACATGAAGGCGATGAAAGGCATTGTGACAGTTGATACAGGAACAGCTCACCTTGCAGGCGCATTGGGCGTTAAAACGATTGTTTTACTACCAAAAGAAGAGTACATCTGTTGGCGTTGGAAAAATGCCAAATGGTATGACTCAGTTATTGCACTGCGTCAAGAAGAATACAACCAAGTACCAGACTTAATAAGGAGAATGTGATGATTTGCCCTAAATGCGGTTATTCCGAAGGTAATCATGTAGAAGCTAAAAAGACCGATGAAGAGTTCTTTTTAGAATGGTGGACACCTACTATTGGTGAAGAGGCAGCAAAGGCTTCTTGGCAAGATAAAGTAGCTATGAAGTCTAGGGCTGCTCCTACAGTTATTTCAGACATTGAAGGCCACATAAGCATGGCTGATGGCTCATGGATTGATAGTCGCTCTAAACACAGAGAAAACTTAAAGCGTAATGGATGTGTTGAATTAGGCAATGATGTACCAATGCAGCGCCCTGAAACACAAATTAGCACAAAGTCCCAAGAAGCAAGAAAGCGTCAAATTGCGGAACTGGCTTATGCAAAACTTAACTATAGATAGGAAAAACCATGAGTGAAGAACAATTAGACCGCAGAGCGTTACTAGAACAAGCAATGGAGTCAGCAGATGAGCAAGAACCCTTGGAAGCGGAAGCGGTTTTGGAAGATGACCTACCCCAGGAGTCCGACAAAGAGGAAGTACGCTCTGAAGATAGAGAAGAACCTGCCGAGAGTTTTCAAGCTGATGAACCTACGGAGTCGGATGAAGAACCGCAGGAAAAGCCTATAACACGCCCTTCTACATGGAAGAAAGAGTATGTCCAGATTTGGGACAAAATGGAAAAAGGCGAACAAATTAGCAAAGAAGATTTTAATAAGTTTGCCGAATATGCCAACCAGCGTGAGTCAGAATACAAGAAAGGCGTAAGCACTTACAAAGCTGAAGCTGATAGAGCAAAGGCTTACGAAGAAGCTGTTGGGCCTTACACCCAAGACTTGCAAAAGCGTGGAATTAAGCCTGAACAATATATTTCTAATTTAGCAAGAGCAGACCAGATTTTGACCCATGCACCGATGGAGCAGAAAGTCCAAATCTTTCAAAGACTTGCACAAGAATATGGCGTACAATTAAATGGTAATGGTCAGATGCAACAGTTTGACCCATACACGCAACAACTGATGAACCAGCTAAACATGGTTAATCAAGAAGTTTCAAGCATTAAAGGTCGGTTTGCCCAAGAGGAAAACCAACGCTTAATGAGTGAAATTGAGAAGTACAGAAGTGATGTGGAGAAGTATCCACACTTTGATGTGGTAAGGGAAGAAATGGCTCAACTACTTGAGCTAGGGAAAGCCCAAGACCTAGAAACAGCTTACAAGAAAGCTGTGCGTATGAATGATGATGTTTGGGAATTGGAACAGGAACGACTCCTTAATACAGCCAAGCAATCAACAATCAAAGCACAGCAAGTAGCGAAAGCGAAGGCGGCAGCAGTAAGTCCGAAATCCGTTACTCCTAGCGGAAGAGTGATTGAACCTGGCGATAAAAAGGATAGGCGGTCTATTATTGCTGACCAATTAGGTGAAGCAATGAGCCGCAGGGTTTAACTAGCCAATTTTGGCACATTTTTTTTAAAGGAAATATCATGGCATTTGCTAACTCAGCAATCACCGATATTATCGCAACTACTATTCAAAGTCGTAGCGGTGAATTGGCAGATAACTTAACACAAAACAACGCAATTCTTCAGCGCCTCCAACAGAAGGGCAATGTCCGCCCATTCTCAGGTGGTAATGTAATCTTGGAAGAGATTATGTATGACGATGCAACAACCAACAACGCTAATTCTTATAGCGGATATGAAGTATTAAACATTGCTCCAGATAGCCCTATCTCTGCTGCTCAGTTCAAAATCGCTCAGTACGCAGATAGCGTAACAATGAGTGGTTTAGAAATGTTGCAAAACAGCAGCAAAGAAGCAATCATCGACTTGTTAGATGGTCGTATGCAAGTTTCTGAAGCTCGTTTGCTTAACCGTATTTCTGGTGACCTTTATGGTGACGGTACAGGTAATGGCGGTAAGAACTTAGATGGTTTGGGCGCTGCTGTTGCTGCTGTTCCAACTTCAGGCACTTACGGTGGTATTAACCGTGCTACTTGGACTTTCTGGCAGAACCAAATTACTACTGGTGCTACATCTGCAAACATTTTGGCTTCTATGACTACTGCTGCTATCAAGCAGATTCGTGGTACAGACAAAGCTGACTTGATTGTTGCTGGTAACACAATGTATCAGTACTATGTAGGCGCATTGCAGTCTATTCAGCGTATTGCTGCTGAAGAGTCAGGCGCTGCTGGTTTCGCTTCATTGAAGTTTTACGGTGGCGGTACATCTGCTGATGTGGTACTTGGTGGTGGTTATGGTTCACAAGAAACAGCTACATATATGTATATGTTGAACACTAACTACATTTTTCTCCGTCCACACAAAGAGCGTAACTTTGTACCTATCGGTGGTGAGCGTCAGTCAATCAACCAAGACGCAATCGTGAAGCTCTACGGTTGGGCTGGTAACTTGACAGCTTCTAACAGCTTCCTACAGGGCTTATTGACAACTTAATAGTTTGGGCGAAAGCCCTTACTGTTAATAGTCTATTTAATATATAAAGGAAATAAATCATGGCATTTACAACTCTCCCCATCGCAGGTGTAGACCTCGTTGATATTCAAACAGTTGCAGAACAAGCATTAAATGGTGGCACAGTTCCAAACTTTGGCCCAGCAGGTACACAAACTTTTGCTAATGATGGTTTGCGTTATGTTTGGGCAAAAGCTGGTGAGGCTATTACAGCTTCTACAGCAACTTGCTCAATCAACACGACTACTTTCGTTGCTACTGCTTCTGCTGGTACTTACAAAGCTCCAACAACCACAATGGCTTCAGGCGATTATGGTTGGTTTAGCAAGGCTTCAGTCTAAAAATTGAAGATGTAGTAAAAACTGGGACTCTCTCATAAGGGGAGTCCCTTTTATTTTTTATAAACCCCTAACTACTTAGGAGCATTAAAAATGGCTATTGATAGCGATACACAAGGTGCAGATGCACGACTAGCAGTCCAATTCTATAAAAAAAGCGTTAAGCAAGACATTGCCTCTGATGAAGCTGGCAGACCGATTTTTAAAGAATTTGATTTTGTCCGTATTATGATTCCTGGCGATAATTTGACAGAAATTGACACATACGCTCAAGAATCCCATAAACAGCGTTTTCCACGCCAATGGGCGCATTATCAAAACCAAGTAGCAAACCATGAAGATATTGTAGGAACACCCCTAGACCAATGGCCTCAAATTACTCGTAGTCAAGCTGATGAATTGCGTGGACTTAAATTCCACACAGTAGAGTCTATTGCAGACTGTTCTGACCAGCAATTACAGCGTATTGGCATGGTTGCAGGGATGTCACCACATAATTTCCGTTTAAAAGCCAAGGCTTTCTTGAATTTAGCTAACGATTCTGCTGAAGTAGCACAAAGAGAAGCAGAAATGCAAGCACTAAAGCAAGAAAATGCTAAAATTAAGGAAGAAACAGATGCGAAGCTGGCTGCTATGCAAGAGCAGATGTCAGCGCTACTTGCGGCTGTTGCGGAAAAGACTCCTAAATCACGCAAAACCAAAGTAGCCGAGGCTTAATATGTCCCAAACGATGTTGCAACTGGTTCAGCAAGTAACTGCTGAATTAAACTTAGCAGTACCTAACTATGTAGCTGGCAATACATCGCAAGATGTACAGCAAATACTAGCTCTTATGAATGGTACTGGATACGACTTGCTAAAAGAATATGATTGGCAAGCATTACAGGTGCAATATCGTTTTTATACTAAGTCTATTACTGCTGATGCTACAACTGTCAATGGTTCGTTTAATTTGACTTTTGCGCCTGGCACAGATTTAACTGGTGTAGATAGCCAATGGCAATTAACAGGCTATAACATACCCCAAGATACTTATGTAGTATCAGCTAATAACACAACTAAAGTGGTTGTAATGAGCCAAATGGCTAGTGGTAGTGGAGTGCAATCAGTAGTATGCGCTCAGACCGCTTATGACTTGCCTGCTGACTTTGAAACCATTACAAACAGAACCCATTGGGACAAGTCAAAACATTGGGAAATGTTAGGGCCAGAAGATGCACAACAATGGCAATGGTTAAAGTCAGGATATATTTCAACAGGGCCTAGAGTTCGTTGGCGTATTCTTGATAATCAATTCCAAATATGGCCTGTAATGAATACTGATGAGTATTTAGGCTGGGAATACAGAAGCAAAGGTTGGGTAAGAAGTGATACTGGTGCTATTAAAAACAGTTTTACTGCTGATACCGACACAACTGTTTATGATGACCGTTTAGTTGTTTTGTCTACTAAACTCAAGTATTTCCAAGTAAAGTCTTTTGACACTACTGCTTTATCGCAAGATTATGCTCGTTATTTAAGCGTATGCAAAGCTAACGACAAAGGTGCTCCAAACTTATCATTTGCTCCTTATCCATCTAAAGTTCTTATTGGTTATGCCAATATCCCTGATACTGGGTATGGGTCTTAATCATGTTGCCACCTAAAGGTAAAAGTGCAGCCACTACTAGCTTAGCATCGCCTATTGGTGGTTGGAACGCTAGAGATTCATTAGCCAATATGCAGCCATTAGATGCTGTAACGCTAGTCAATTTCTTTCCTACGCCTACTGATGTAACGCTTAGAAAAGGCTATACAAAGTCATCTACAGGCATTACAGGCAAAGTTAATACTTTGATGAATTTCCCTGTTACTGGTGCTTATAAGCTGTTTGCTGCTGCTGGCACAAGGATTTATGATGCTACTAACGCAACAGCTACTACATCATTTTCAAGCCTTTCTAGTGATAAATTACAATTTGTAAACTTTACTAATACTTCTGGCAATTATTTAGTAACTTGTAATGGCGTAGACCCAGTTACTATTTATGATGGTACAAGATGGTTTACCATAGCTACAACCACTACAGCAGCAACAATTAACACTATTACTAGAGTAGGAACATTAGCTACTCTTACAACTGCTACAGCTCATGGTTTAGTAACAAACAATAGAGTTACTATTTCAGGTGCTACTTCTTCTGAATACAATGGAACTTATGTCATTACAGTAACAGGTGCTAATACCTTTACTTATACGATGGCATCTACACCTGCGGCAAACGCTACAGTAGTAGGAACATATACCACTATTGGTATTACAGGCGTAAATTCAAACACTTTTGTTAATGTAAATCTGTTTAAAAATCGTCTATATTTCACGCAAAAAGACACCCTTGCTTGTTGGTATTTACCAGTAGATTCTATTGGTGGTGCAGCTTCACCGCTTTATTTTGGCTCTATTGCTCGTAATTCAGGATATTTACAAGCAATGGCTACATGGACTATTGATGCTGGACAAGGCGCTGATGACTACGCAGTCTTTGTAACTAGCATGGGAGAAGCTATTGTATATAACGGTACAGACCCTAGTTCTGCTACAACATGGGCATTAAAAGGCGTATGGCAATTAGGTCAAACTTTTAGCCGTAGATGCTTTTTTAAATGGGGTGGTGACCTTCTTCTTTTGACTCAAGACGGATTAGTGCCACTTGCAGCTTCTTTGCAATCTAGCCGCCTAGACCCTAGGATTAATCTTACAGACAAGATTTACTACGCTGTAAGTCAAGCAGCAACGCAATTTTATGATTTATTTGGCTGGCAAATTAATTACTTTGCAAGCGAAAATATGCTAATTTTGTCTATTCCTACTGATGCAGGAATGGAACAGTATGTAATGCACACCATTACAAAGTCTTGGGCTAGATTTACAGGTATTGAAGCCTATTGTTGGGAAGTAGCAGGAAATAACAATATATATTTTGGTGGCGATGGTTATGTAGGCAATTTCTACAATGCAACTAACGATAATGGCGCAAATATTGTCGGCACAGCACAACAGGCTTATTCGTATTTTCAATCACCAGGACAGTTAAAACGCTTTACCTTAGTGCGCCCTATTCTACAAACAGATAATGGCGTACCAACTGTTTTATGCGGTATTAGCGTAGATTTTGAAACAATACCCCTTACTAATCAAATTAGCTTTAATCCAGCAGCCGCAACTGTAGGTAAATGGGATGTGGCTAAATGGGATAAAGCAAACTGGGGTGGTCAATTAGTAACTACTAAAGTTTGGCAAGGCGTTACAGGATTAGGTTTTTCAGGCTCAGTTAGCTTGAATGTGGCATCTAACGGCATTGAGTTTCATTGGGCTAGTACAGACTATGTAATGGAAGCTGGAGGAGTTTTATGATTTTTATGTTTATTAGGGGTTATAATGGCAAAAGCCGACTCCTTGGTGTTAAAGAAAATACTTTCATTGGGAGCAAATAATGGCAACAGGTAATCCGTATTTAGATGCAGCGCAACAAACAACCGCAGGTAATGTGCAACAAGCACAAGCCGCTACTGCTGCAAATCGAATTAATCAAATTACACCTTATGGGTCGTTAAATTACACTCAAGGCGTAGATGCTAACGGCAACCCTACATGGACTGCTAATCAGCAATTAAGTCAGCCATTACAGCAACTTACTGATACCTCTTTAGCAGGATTACAAGCATCACAAGCTAATCCTATGTATGGTATTAACCCAGGACAGACTTACAGCGATGCCATTATGCAACGCTTACAACCACAGCAAGCACAAGCTCAAGAAATGAATACTGCTGCATTGGCAAACCAAGGAATTGTCCCTGGTACTGCTGCCTATGAAAATGCAATGCGTACATTTAACCAAGGTCAAAATGACCAGCGTACTTCAGCTATTGTTGGTGGTATGAATACAGGTTTGCAAGCTCAGCAACTTCAAAATCAAACTGCTGCTGGTATTAAGTCTTTAGCATCACCAAACTATGTAAACCCTTATAGCCAAGCAACAGTAGCAGGCCCTGATTATTTAGGTGCTTACTCTACTCAAAATGCTCAAGCTATTGCAGCGCAAAATGCTGCCAATGCAAGAACAGCTAATACACAATCAGGTCTATATGGACTAGGTTCTGCTGCTTTATTAGGCGGTGGTGGTTTAGGTGGTTTATTAGGCACAACAGGAACTGCTGCATCAGCAGGTTCAGGACTTTTAGGTTTAGGTAGTGCTTTAACAGGTGCTGCTGGTGGCATAAATAACTGGTGGAATAATTTAAATTTTGGTAGTAGTGGTGGTTCAGGGCTTACTAATGGTGGTGTTACAGGCAACGCTTATGACGCTTTTGGTAATTTAACAAGTACTGGTAATGCTGCTCCAGGCGCTGCTGATTTTTCAACAGCATTTAATGACTTAAATTGGCGATAATTTAAAATGGGATTTAGACTACCTGGTATGGGTGATTGGACAATGCCTACAGCAAGTGTTGAAAATGCTGGCCCTGGCACTTATGCTAATTACATGGCAAATAATCCTGACGCATGGGCAGGAAATGGCACAGATTATTTAGGTGCAATAAATCAAAAATACGGTGAAAATCCTGGCTCTTTTGAAGATTGGTCTTATTCAAAAGATATTCCATATGGTATGCAAGAATCTGAAAGAGATTCATACCTTAGACAACAATACAATAATTTGCTTGGTAACTACCAACAAGGTCAAGAATTAATTAATTCTCAGTATGCTTTTGCTCCTGACCAAAAATTAACTACAAAACAATTAAGTGATTTGGGAATGAATTTAACCCCATTTCAAGGTTACGATAAGCAAAATGCTGCATGGGCTAATGACCCTATGGGCAATACGCAAATGTTTGTACAAAACCCAGACGGAACATATACAGCAGCAGTTAATAGACCATCAGGTTTAAGTGGTGGATATAAAACTATTCAAGTAAACGACCCTACTAAACAAGGTTCATGGACTGATTACATGGATACGGCTATTACCATAGGTTCAGCTTTAGGTGCTGGATTTGCTGGTGCTGGTTCACTTGGTCTTTTAGGTGCTGCTGGAGAAGGCGCTGCTCTTGGCAGTACTGGTGCTGGAAGCATAGATGCTTACATGGCTGGTGCTGGATTAGATGCTGGTACATTTGGCGGTGCTGCTTTTACTATGCCTGAATTGGCTGCTGCTACTGCTGAAGCTATACCTTTTGAATTACCTGATGGAACAATGGGGTCTATTCAAAATGGCAATATTCTTGATGCTTCAGGAAATGTTGTAGCTAAAGGTGGTGTAGATTTAACTGCTGCTGAAGTATTAAGATACGCCAATCAAGCAAGACAAGGTCTTGGAGTAGCAAGCACTTTAGCTAAATTATTAGGTAGTGGTGCTGTTGGTGGTGCAACTAGCGGCACAAGTGGTGGTGCAACTAGCAAAACTGGTGGCTTAAGTCCGCAAGAAATTGCAAAATATTTAAGTGGAATGGCAACACCTGCACAAGCTGGCCCTGTACCTTACCAAATTAAAATGAACCAAAACCCATTTACATTTGATATACCTGGTCAAACAAAAGCAACTGAAGGTATGTACGATGTAAGCGGTGTAAACCCAATGGCAAACGCATTAAGGAAAGCATAATGGCACTAACTCCTGAACAAGAAGCACTTGACTACAACCCTGAATTACAAAGTTTAAGTCGTGAACGCAAATTAGCTGAATTGCTAATGGCTAAAGGTATGCAACAGCCACAAGGTCAAATGATTAGTGGCTATTATGTTGCGCCTTCTTGGACTCAGCAATTAAATCCTATGGCTAATGTATTGGCAGGAGAAGCTGTTAGTGGTCGTGCAGATACTAAACAGACTGAATTGGCTGCTGCTTTGCGTACACAAGGCGATGCGGCAGTACAAAAAGTAATGACAACATTTGCAACTAATCCAAAATTAGCAGTACAAGAAGCCGCTAAATTGCAACAATATCCACAAGTTAAGGCTTTATTGCCTACTCTTGTAAAAGAACTTGAAACACCTACATCAATAAGAGAATTTAACTTTGCAAAAGAAAATCCTCAATACATGGGTTATCGTTCTGACCTTAATAAAGCTGGTGCGCCTAACATGACTGCAATTACTAATGTTGCAAATTATGAACCATTTAAAAACAAAATACAGGGTGGCATGGGCGAAGGTCTTGTTAAGCAATGGGAAACACTTAAAAATATTCCAACAGAAATTAAAAATTTGGATAAAGCAATTGAACTTGCTCCAAAATCATTTGCTGGAACTTTTGCACAACAGAAAACAGATATTGCAAAATTATTTAACAATAACCTTGGAACAAAGATTGCTGTTGATAAAGTAAATAACACAGAAGAATTGGGAAGCAGGCTATTTGTAAGCACTATGGAAAATCTTAAAAAGATGGATGCTACACCTTCTCAATATCAACAAAAAGTTATGCAAGATGCATTTGGAACAATTACTTCAGACCCAACTTCAATTCCAAGAATTATTGCCGTTCAAAAAGAAATATTGCAAGACAAAGCAGCCTCTCATAATTTACAAGTTAAACAAGCTGAATCTGGCCCTGCAAAAATGGAATTTCCATATAGCATTTATATTGGTGAACAGCCAACATCTACAGGTAACCAAGGCGGTTGGAGAATTAAATAATGGCAGAAAAAGAATACACAGTTGTTGCCCCAGATGGCAAAGAAATAACTCTTATTGGACCAGTTGGAGCAAGCCAAGAAGAAGTTATTGCTCAAGCCCAAAAATTGTATTCTGCGACACAAACTAATCAACCTATGCCAACGCCACAAATTGAAAAACCACAAACACGCATGGAATCTGCTTTAAATGTTTTGCGTAATCCTGTAGGAGTTGAAGGAAAGCCTCGTGTAGTTGGCCCAATGATAATGGGCGCTTTAGGTGAAACTATTAAAGGCGCTGGAGCTGTTTCACAATTATTGCCAGAATCAATAATTTCACCTCAAACAAGTCAAAATGTTATTGATGTTGGTCGTGCAATGACACAAGGTGCTTCTAAAGAATATCCTGTAGCTACTGGAGCAGGTCAAATTGGTTCTTATTTAGCCCCTGCCACAATGTTTCAAAAAGGAGTCAATGCTGTAAAAGCAATTCCACAAGCAGCCAATATTATTGGAAAATTGCCAAGTTATGCTACTGCAATGGGTGAACAAGCTGCCATTGGTGGCGCAACTTCTGCATTAACAACTCCAACAGACGAAGGTCGTGGCACAAACGCTGCTATAGGAACTGGAATAGGAGCATTAGGAGTTCCTGTAATGGCAGGTGCTTCTCGTGTTTTAAATCCTATTTTAACTCCTGAAGTTAAAAAAATGATTTCTGAAAAGATTTCTATGACTCCAGGTCAAATTATGGGCGGTTTTTTAAAAACTTTAGAAGATAAAGCAACAAGTTTGCCCGTTGTTGGAGAAGCCATTGCTTCCGCAAGAAAAAAAGGCGTAGAAGATTTTAATCGTGCAGCTTACAAAAGAGCATTAGAACCTATTAATGGTGAAGTTCCTTTAGCTACAGGTCGTGAAGGTGTCAGATACATTAAAAATCAATTAGAAGATGCTTATGACGCTTTATTGCCAAAATTAACTTTTAAACCTGATTCAACTTTATATGATAGTTTATCTAGTCTTAAAAAAAATGTTGCTGGATTAAAACAAGAAGATGCTTTAACAGTTAGCAATGATGTTAAAGACATGATTCAAAGTCGTATTTCTGACAAAGGAATTATGGATGGCAGCACATTTAAAATTGTTGAAGAAGATTTAAACAAAATTATTGGTGATTACAAAGGTTCTACAGGTTCTCAAGCAACCATTGGCAGGGCTTATCAACAAGCATTAGCTGATATTCGTGAATCTTTGGGAAGAAATAATCCTAAATTTGCAGAAGAATTAGCAAAAATTAATACTGGATATGCAAATTATGCAAGGATTCGTAACGCTGGTTCTCGTGCTGGAACAAGCGAAATGTTTACTCCTGCACAATTAGCAGCAGCAGTACGCCAAGCTGATAAATCTGCTGGTAAAGGGCAAACAGCTACAGGTCAAGCATTAATGCAAGACCTTACAGACGCAGCCGAAAAAGTATTGCCTAGTCAAATTAAAGATTCTGGTACTGCTGGAAGATTAAATATTTCAGCACCTTTAAAAGAATGGCTTATGGGAGTTGCTACATCAGCTCCTTATATGCCAGGTGGTCGCCAAATAACACAAGCAATGCTTACACAACGCCCAGAAACAGCAAAAGAATTGGCAAAATTGCTTAAAATACCGCAAGTTGGTACAGGCGCATTAATTGGAACACAACGCACATTGAGCGGAGAATAAAATGAGTAGAAACGGTAGCGGAGTCTATAACCTCCCAGCAGGTAACCCAGTAGTCACAGGGACAACGATTAGCTCTACATGGGCTAATAACACGCTTACAGACATGGCTACTGCCATTACAGGTTCTATTGCCGCAGATGGTCAAACACCCATTACAGGTACTTTAGACTTTAATACTCAAAGTATTGCAGGAACTCCTAACTTTACAGGCAATGTAACTTTCTCTAGCACAGGCTTTATAGCCATTCCTGCTGGTACAGTAGCTCAAAGACCTGCTAGTCCTGCACAAGGCGAAATACGCTTTAATACTGATTACAACCAGTTTGAAGGCTATTATGGTACTGCATGGCAACAATTAGGTGGTGGTGCTACAGGTGGTGGTGGCGACCAAGTATTCGTAGAAAACGGAGTAACAGTAACGACTTCTTATACGCTAACGACTAATAGAAACGCTGAATCAGTTGGCCCTATCACAGTAAATAGTGGTGCTACAGTCACTATTCCTAGCACACAACGCTGGGTAATCTTGTAAAATAGACGAAATTAAAGGATATATATGTCAAGCATAGTAATTTCTGGGGATACAAGTGGAGCAATAACGCTATCTGCTCCTGCCGTAGCTGGTACTAATACTATTACTTTGCCAGCAAGTACTGGTACTGTAATGGTTAATGGCCCAGCGTTTAGTGCTTATGGAACTGCTACTCAATCTATTGCAACTGCAACATTTACAAAAATATCTTTTAATACAGAAATATTTGATACTAATTCAAATTATGACAATGTTACTAATTACAGATTTACCCCTACTGTAAGTGGTTATTATCAAATAAATGCCAATATTTCTACTTCTGCAAGTGCAGCAGGATTAGCTTTTATTGTTATTTATAAAAATGGTTCTGCATATTGTTATGGAAATGTTGTACCAAATACAAATGGTGGATATATTACAGCTAATGCTTTAGTTCAATGCAATGGCTCAACTGACTATATTGAAATTTATGCTTATCAAAACTCAGGAGTTTCTTTAAGTTTTGGTTCAAGTACAAATGGATTTCAATTTAGCGGTGCAATGGTAAGGAGCGCATAATGTACGACAAAATAATGGCTCTATATCCTAGCCTTACGCAACAGGATTTCTTAACTGTAATCACACTACAAAACGATTCAGACGGCAAAGGCGATTACATTGCTAAATGGAATCATCCTACACTAGCTAAACCAACAGATGAGGAATTAGCATAATGGCAAGCACAATTTCAGCAGGGACTACTTCGGGAACTGCCCTAAACTTTGCTAGTGATACTACTGGTATTTTGCAATTACAAACTAATGGAACTACTGCTGCGGTTACTGTAGATGCTTCACAGAATGTAGGTATTGGTACTACTAGTCCAAGTGCAAAATTACAAGTATCAGCCAATAATGGTGGAATTGCTACAACAGCAGGTTCTGGCACTCAAGCTCAAGTACAAATTGCTGGAAATAATACAACATTAGGTACAACATCTTTTGATTTGCTTCAAGGTGCATCTTCCGAAGCGTATATTTACAATCGAGCAAACCAAGCTTTGATTTTTGGCACTAACAATACAGAACGGATGCGTATTGACTCTAGTGGTAATTTGTTAGTTGGTACTACAAGTTTGAATGGAAGAATGACATTAGCATATAGTGCTGGTAATGGTGTTTCTATACAAAATAATTCAGGTTCTTCATCAAATGGAATGATTTTTTTGTATGGTGGTTCTAGTGTAGGTTCTGTTACCATTAATTCGGGTTCAACTTCTTTTAATACATCATCAGACTATCGTTTAAAAGAAAATATTGCACCAATGATAGGTGCTTTAGATAAAGTGTCTGCATTAAAGCCAGTTACTTACACATGGAAAACAGATGGTTCTGATAGCCAAGGTTTTATTGCTCATGAATTAGCAGAAATTGTGCCTGAATGTGTTACTGGTGAAAAAGATGCCGTAGATGATGATGGAAAACCAGTTTATCAAGGTATTGATACTTCATTCTTAGTGGCTACATTAACTGCTGCTATTCAAGAACTAAACGCTAAAATAGATGCACAAGCCGAAGAAATCAAAGCATTAAAAGGAGTAGCATAATGACATTTATAGTCGATGGAACAGCAGGACTAACTTACCCTAATAGCACAGTACAAGCTAGTGCTGGAGTAGTGTTGCAAGTGGTTCAAGGAAGTACATCTACTGCTGTAAGCAGTTCAACATCTTCTTTTGTAGACACAACATTAACTGCAAGTATTACTCCTAAATTTTCAACTAGCAAAATTCTTGTTTTAGTTCAACAAAATGGTGTAACTATTTCTAACGCAAGTGCATCAAACGCTATGGATATTCAATTAGTTAGAGGTTCTACAGGATTAGGTATATTTATTGGTGGTTTATTAAATACTAATACAGCACTTCAACAATTAAGTTCTACTGGGTTTGCTTATTTAGATAGTCCAGCAACCACATCTGCAACTACTTATAAAACTCAATTTCAAAGTAGAAATAACACGGCAAGTGTAACAGTTCAAGTTGCAGGCATAAATACATCGTTTATTACTCTTATGGAGATAGCAGGATGATTAATTTACACCCATCTATTTTTAAATTAAATCCTACTGTTACCCATATTGTTAGCGATGTAGCTTACGATGCTGAAGGCAATGAAGTAGCTTACGATTTACAAGCCGTAACTGCACAAGCTGAAGCTGACGCACAAGCAGCCATTGATACACGGGCTTCTGCACTAGCTAAACTAAGTAAACTAGGTTTAACTGAAGATGAAATAAAGGCTCTGTTATGAACTTTACTTTTACATGGATACTAGACAAGTTTGGCTTTGTACCAAAGTTTGAAAAAGCCAATATTGATTTGCAAGCATGGCCTTTTCCTGTTGTTAAAAAAGCTACAAAAGTAGCCAAAAAAGCAACTAAATCAATAGTCCCTAAAGCGACTACTCGTAAACCTAAAACAAAGTGAGTATTTTCGTGGACATTGACCCCGTTAAATTTGGCGTTACATGGCAAAAGGTAGAAGCTATGGAGTCTGAGGTAGCTGAACTCCGTAAGGATGTTAAACAGCTTCTAGAACTGGCTAATAAGGGTCGTGGTGGTCTATGGGCAGGCATGATGGTAGTATCTGCGCTCTCAGCGTTTATAGGCTTTCTAAGTCATTACATTACTGGCAAATGAAACCCATGATGAAGTCGAGAACTTTATGGTTCTCGTTACTACTCGTTATAGTCGGTGCAATTTCTGACAATCTTCCAGCGTTACAAGCATTTATAAGCCCTGAAGTGTACGCTTATAGTCTGATGACAATCGGTGTTATTTGTGCCATTCTACGCTTTGTAACTACCCAGCCTATAGGTGAGAAATGATTGATTATGTCAAAATGGCAATTATTGGTGTTGTGTTATCTATTGCTTTCGGTAGCGGATGGTATATACGAAATTTGGACTACAAAGCATTTAAACTTGAGGTTGAACATACTGCCCAAGCGCAAGAAGCCAATGTTAAATCCATCCAAAAACAACAAGCCCTAGTTACTAAAGGAATTGAAAATGAATACGAAGCTAAACTTGCTGCTGTGCGTAACTACTATAAGTCTACTAGCGTGTGGAACAACCCCAGTAGCGGTAAAGTGTCAGGACTTTCCGCAAGCCCCAGCGCAACTGATGTTATCACCGCCTACAATGTTCTTGCTGGACAATGTGCAGAAACAACCCAGCAAATAGTCAGCCTACAGTCTTGGTTAAATGAGCAAATGGGTATTAAATGATTGGTAACTTTAAAGAGTGCCTTGCGTTAGTATTAAAATCTGAAGGTGGTTATGTTAATAATCCATCAGACCCAGGTGGCATGACCAACCTAGGCGTAACCAAAAGAGTCTGGGAAGAATATACTGGTCATGAAGTAGACGAAAAGACTATGCGTGGTCTTACCCCTGAATTAGTAGCACCCTTATATGAACAGAAATATTGGAGGCCTTGCTATGGAGAAGTTTTACCTAGGGGACTCGACTATTTGTGTTTCAGTTTCGGAATTAACGCAGGATGCGGTAGGTCAGTTAAACTTTTACAACAATCTCTTGGACTTGTATCTGATGGAGTCATTGGGCCAAAAGTCATGCAAAAACTTCGAGAATCTAATATTGCAGATGTTATCAAGGGCTTCTCTGAGTCACGGAGAGAATATTACAAGTCATTGAAAACATTTCCTATTTTTGGTCGTGGCTGGATTTCACGCACAGATAAAGAAGAACAAGAATCCTTAAACATGGCTAAAAATGCCTAGCAAATTCTTTGTGGTATTTATCTCTAGCTTCTTGGGCTACAAGGTCAGCTAATTCAATATCTTTAAAATAACCAATGTGAATGTCTTTTTTACTTACCCTTATATTTACAAGCCATTTTCTTTTTCTTGCATTCCATGTAACATTTTTATATCCAGATGTGTTATTTGTTGGAATTTTTTGATTTTGGCAATTTTGACTTTGTGTTGCTTCACGCAAATTTTCAATTCGGTTGTTTAGCCTATTTCCATCAATGTGGTCTACTATTTCTGGTAAATAACCTTTGTGCATCATAAAAATTAAACGATGCGCTAAATAAAGATTTTTATTTAAACCTATTCTTCTGTATTTGTCATGTTTTACAGAACCAGCAATAGTGCCTTTTGGTGACTTGCAACTTAATGAAAACTTCCAATAAAGTTCGCCATCTTTGTAATCAAAAAGAAAGTTTAATATTTCTTTGGTTATAATTTCATCAGCCATGCAATACCTCTTATATTGTGGTGGTTAGAAGCCCCTATGGAGTTAGTCGCTCTTTAGGGGTTTTCGTTATTTTAACATCAAGAACGGTTAAATACAAATACAATTAGGGCTAGTACAAAAATTACCCCTAAAACGCACCACAAGTGGCTGTATTCGCTTGGTTGAGGTCTTTGTATAGCTGTGTAGTAGTCAGGTTCTTTAAACGCTTCCTGAGCCGTTTTATAGGTTTTACCTACCATTCCAAAGCTGCGTGTACTCATAGTTGCTTCCCCTTGTTTACAGTTAATAGTAAAACTACCGTCTTTTTCGGCAATCATTTCTTTTTCTTTGCTGCTTTTTTCTGTTGGTCTATGTATTGGCGCAATATACTTAAAATACCAGCTTCTACCAATATTCCTAGTCCTTCAGCGTCAAAATGCACTAAAGCGTCTGCTGACCCATCTTCATGTTCTTTAACTATTTCAATTTGTATATTCATTTCTTTTCCCTTATAGCTTTTAAATAGTTTTTAAGAGCCTTGTCATCTTCTTTAAAAATTTTAATAAACATTTCTCTAGATGGCATACGAGCCGTGTAGTCCTCAAAAACGCCATGCAATACATAAAAAGAAAACGCCCTGCAAGCCCATTCATTGTCTTGACAGGTTTGAGCTTGGTCACACTTGTCGCATGGGGCTTCACCTTCAAAGACTCTTCTTATATCCATAATCCCTTTAATAAAAGTAGCAGGTCAGGTCTTTTTAGTCTGAAATCTCAACGAGCCATAGAGCTGAATAGTGTCAAGACCTGCTATGAACAGAATTTATTCTTATTTGTAAGTGTTTTTAATAGGTGTTTACCCTTAATTAGACAAAAAAACAACAATTTGTAAACTATGAGAAACAAAAACCACCTAAAAAAATTTATTGTTGTAAGTGCATGAAATTTAAAGAAAAAATCATGCAAAAATAGGACATTGACAAGCATATTAATGTATATAGAAAATATATAGGGCAACATTTGGCAGTTACTAGCTGTTAGGTGGAAAGCCGCAAAAACCCTAACTTACTGCATCCTGTTCTGGCGGCTTAACGCCCTTGAATAGGGGTGAGGTGGCAGGACTCCGTGAATGTATGGTTGTGCAAAGGGGAAAGCACACCTACCACCTCATTGTTTAGTTTAACCCAGTTTTTAGCTTGTATATTTTCAAAAGACTTAAGAACATTTCATAACCATCCCTAATAGCCTGTTCTGTATGTTCGTATATTGCAACCTCGCCAGTTTCGCCATTAATGTAGACATTTGCGCATCTTGCTTGGGGTGCTAAAACCTCTCTATACGCTGCAAGCTGTAGTGTATGCTCTAGGTAGGGTGTTAGTTCACCAGGGGATTTTTCTGTCGTCTTGAAGTCAATTACTACCCCAGGGAAGTCATGCTTTGCTTTGCAATATAAATCGCACTTACCGCCATAGCCTTCTTGATTGACTAGGCTCTGTTCAGGAATCCATAGCTGCGCCCCAAAATGAGCCGTTATAGCGTCATCTACCTTGCGGACATAGGTAGGCATCTCAGGTAGGTATTCTTGGTTGTAGAAGCTCTCTATGAAGTCATGTATAAGAGTTCCCCTAGTCATTGCTTCTTGGGATTTTTTCTTAGAAAGGTCAAGAATACGACTAATGTAGTCTTTTTCTTCTTCATCTTTTTGGCGTGGATTTTCCGCAGCAGCTTTAATGGCCTCTGTTTGAAGCCATGTATTTAGCCCATCTTTAGAAAGCTGTCCATTTATGGTGGACACAGACGGAACTAAAGTACCTGGCGCTGCTTTGGCATCACGCAAAGTTACGCTTCTTTCTTTGCCATTCTTGCCGACCATCGTATATCGTGGTGCGCCTGTAATGGCGCAATACCAATGCATACTCATATTTTCCCCTTTAAACTGCTTAATTAAGTAATTCTAGTATAGCTTCTCTGTCTGTGGTATTTAAGCAACAATCTGCACAAACCCTAATAACATCTTGAAGTACAGCAGCTAAGTCATTGACCTCAAACGCTATTAATTGTCTTTCTTCATCCACTCCGAATGGTTCTGTAGAAATTCTGGCTTTATCGCCAATAACATCTTTGATTTGACTTAGCATGGCTATCTCCTAGAACGGTAGGTCTGAATCTACAATTTCGTCAGCGCCTTTAGGTGCAAATCCTTTGGCTTCTTTTTCTTTGCCAACAGAAACGCTAAAAAACTTGCCAGCTTTAGGCGATTCTTTTACCCATGCTGATAACCAATGTTCTTTACCATTAAGCATAATTGAGCCATTAAAATCAGGGTGATTTTCGGTAGCTTTTTTTAAGTTTTTAAATAGGCTTCCAGAGCCTTCTTTCATTTCGTAAGCCATTAGATTTCCTTTGCTTTTACTACTGGTTTAGGTGACGATGCGGCATTACCGTCATCGTCTGCTTGTACTACTCCTACTACTGCTGCTAATGCGTACCTACGCATATAGGTTAAACAACTGCCTGCGCCCTGTGCATCAGGTTTAGACACAGGTACAGACATTTCTTGGCTAATCCATTCACCAGAATTATGAGTAAGAATGGTAGTCAAAGACATGGACTTGTCTAATTCAGAATATAGTCCAGGGAATTGAGAAACAGCCAAACCATTACTACTAAGAAGGTCACGGCAAGCATCCCAAACAGACTCAAGGTCAGCATAATTAGATTTAAAAAAAGGGTTTTTACTGTCTTTTTTTGCATAGGTTAGTTTCCCTTGTACAGCACTTAGCGATTTAGCTAAATTAGCAATGCTTTCACTTTGTTGCATTTTGACCTCCAAACACATTGCCAAAATCTTCAAATACATCTTTTAGTAATACATTGCGGTTAGGTTTGCCACAAGCTGCACGAATAACATCAATATCGTCTTGTGCAAGTTCTGTGCCAAATTCCATGTTTTGAAGCGCTATTTCTAAACGCTCTTCCATTTCCAGCATTAGTTGGTTTAGTTCACCCATTTAAATCCCCTTTAATGGCATAGCAAAATTGCTATACATACATGGTACATAAAAATAGCATTTGTGTCAAAGTATTTTATTCATGTTGTTTTTGTGCTATTATTTTAGAAATGGAAAAATTAAAAATATCCGAATCGGCAATTATTGACCTTATGGGTGGCACTAATAAAGTTGCAAGGCTATGTAAAGTTGCGTCATCCAATGTATCAACTTGGCGTAAAGACGGCATACCTAGGCAACATTTGTTGTTTTTAGCCGCCAGAATAGAAAAAGAATCAAACGGATTAGTAACTCGTAAAGATTTGTTTCCAAACAACTTTTGGCTTATATGGCCTGAGATGTTGCCGAAAAGCAACGCCTTTATACAGATAGAAGATTAAAAGAGAGTAAACTCAGTATCCCTTGTGCTGGCGGCTCTAACGACATCGTAGCGGCATAAGGTTATAGCGTTACTAGTAGGGTAAGAGGCTGAAACAGCGCAATACAGGTGGCGAAATTAGTGCCTGTGCCTCGCAAGACTGATGGGTGAGCGATTCCTCAATGGAAGAACTTTGAAGGCAACCTAGGTAGGCTAGGTTCGCTTAAACCTCTTGGAAGTGGTTTTTTTACAACTAAGGATAAACACTAATAGACTTTAAAACCTAATCTTTATAACCTATGGTTGTTGTTTAACTAAAGGGGATTTAAATGAAAGATTTTATAGGTAGTTGTTCATTAGGCGTTTTATTTGCAGCTATGTTTTGTTATGGCATACCTGCCAAAGCACAACAAGTTCAAATGACCGACAGTCGTGGTTATAATTTAGGAACTGTACAAATTAACGGCAACACAGCACAGTTTGTAAACCCAATGGGTATTACTACTCAGACTGCTACAATATATCCTAACCAAGTCGTAATCACGACACCAAATGGTTATACACAAAGCGTTGTTGGTAACACAGGCTACACAGTACCACCTAGCCCATCAACACCGTCATCCCCAAGGGTAATGCAGTAGGAGAAAGGAATGTTTGATGAATTCTGGTCTTTATATCCACGAAAAATTGCTAAAGCAGTTGCAAGAAAAGCCTGGCAACGACTTACCGATGAACAACAACTTATGGCTGCAAAAGCTATTGACACACATTGCCAATACTGGAGCGCAAAAGAAACCGAGTTAGAATTTATACCCCATCCTGCTACTTGGTTAAACCAAGAGCGATGGGAAGATGAATTGGTAATTGAGCCAAAGAAAGTAAAAGAATCTAAAGAATGGATGTTTAGCAATGAAGGCATTGAAGCTAAAGCTATTGAATTGGGGATTATGGGTAATGGCTATGACACCTATGCAAGCCTCAAAGCCAAATGCATGAAGGCTTTAGGCATGAGTGCGGCATAAGGTATTTATGTGCTTTACGACACAAAAAAGGTTTGACTTGGTTTCGTAAATACATTAGCGAACACAAGTTTGATGAACAACTTTTGCGTGATTTTTATACAGCTTATGAAGCTGGTAACAGGGGAGAATGGGGATGCTTGAAAGGTATATTGTTGCAGCAACAGGGCTTGGGTATTTAGTGGTTGGGTTAGCTCAATACTTCAAAGGTTCAAACTCTAACGCTTTGATTTGGATTGGCTATGCTGCGGCTCAAGTTGGACTATGGATGAACCTAAAATGAAAGAATATGACCCAAATGACGCTATTGATTTCATTTTTAAAACAGCGCCATTATACGCAAAAGCGAAAGGTGAACTCGCTCAATTCGAGGCGTTTAAACACTCTCTCAAAGCTATTGAGATGTCTAAATCAACGGCAAATACTATTGGGGCGAAAGAAATGGATGCGTATAAGTCGCAGCCTTACCAAGAGTTATGTGAGGCCATTGGATTGGCGACAGAAGAAGCAGAAGCCCTTAAATGGCAATTAGAAGCCGCTAAGATGCGCTTTGAAGCATGGCGCAGCCAAGAAGCAAGCAACCGAAACATTGACAGGATGACTCGGTGATAGTTATTCCTATTAAATCTGAAGAAGCTGTACCTTGGATAATGCAAAAACATTATGCAAAAAGATTGCCTAGCATTAGTTATGCTTTTGGATTGTACGAAGAAAAAAAACTTGTTGGTGTTGTTACTTATGGTATTCCAGCTTCTAATAGTCTTTGCGAAGGAATTTGTGGTAAAGAATATAAAGAATTTGTATTGGAATTAAATAGACTTTGTTTGCTTGATAACACAAAAAATCAATCTAGTTTTCTTGTTGGAAATTCTATAAGAATGTTGCCAAAGCCAAAAATTATTGTTTCTTATGCGGACACAGCGCAAGGACATATTGGTTATGTATATCAAGCCACAAACTTTTTATTTACTGGCACAACCAAAGAACGCACAGACATGAGTGCTGGCGATGGAAAACACAGTAGACACGCTACAGACCCATTAATTAGGCAATTTAGAAGTGCTAAACATCGTTATATTTATTTTCACGGCACAAAAACAGACAAAAAATTGTTGCAACGCAAATTAAATTATGAAATATTGCCATACCCAAAAGGAAAAACAAATCAATACGATTCTGGTGGAATTGTTGCAACGCAAGATTTATTATTTATTTAAGGAATATATGACTGACTACTCTGAAAACTATTTGCGTATACAAATGTTATTACGCTGTTACCACAATGCTACGCTTAAAAAACAGTATGAAAAAGCTACGCTGATAGCCAATGATTTAGCCGAAGAAACCATTAAATTAGAATTTTCTACTTATGACCAGGTAAGGAAACAATGGCTAACCTAATGCGTAATATGTTTGCCACGCATACAGACTATGGCGATTTTAAGGGTTTGATACCAAATAACCCTGCATTTTTACCTAGTAATGTAGATGGCATAGCAGAGCGCAATGGACACTTTTTAATATTAGAATGGAAACGGCCTAATGAAAAAGTTAGCGAAGGACAAAAGCGATTATTGCAAGCCCTTGCTGCTAATCCTAGGTTTATGGTAGTTATTATTTATGGCAATACAGATAATGGCACAGTAATAGATGCATTTTTCCAATTAACACCTGAAGGTAAACCGTTCAGATGTGGCACAGGTTTTGAGTCATTTAAAGAATGGTATAGACTATGGTACGAACTCGCTGATGGCTACCAAAAATGAAAAGAACTATATGGCAAGAGTTGCCAGACTCGGTTGTATATTGTGCAGTTCCGTGCTTGGGTATGAAGACAGTCCTGCCGAGCTTCACCACATTAGACGAGCTGGTGTCCGTGCTACAAGCCCCATTATCCCCTTATGTCCTGAACATCACA